TCATTCTACGGCTCGCTTTTTAGCAGCTTTGATTGCCGCGTCAACTTGCTCCGCGGCATTTGCTTGCATGCCTGGCATCACATGCGAATATAAATCCAGCGTGATCCCGATCGTCGAGTGACCAAGGCGCTCGCTGGCGATCTTCGGATGTACGCCGGCCGCTAGGAGCTGGGTCGCATGGCTATGACGCAGGTCATGGAAGCGGATCCGGGGTAGGGACGTTTTTGCAAGCAGCCTCGTCCATTCGTGCGTAAGCGATACCGGTTTCAGCGGTTTGCCGTCAACCTGCGCGACGACAAACGAGTTTTCGTCCGGACGGATGCCGACCCTCAGCTGCTCCTCAGCTTGCGCAAGACGGTGCCGGTTGAGCTCTTCCAGTACAGTTGACGAGAGCGACACCGTGCGGGACTTGCCGGATTTCGTTTCTTTGTAGCGAACCACCGTCCCGACCTGTTCGGCACTCTCACGGATGGACAGGACCGCGCTGACGAGATCGACATGCCGCCATCGCAGAGCAAGGATCTCGCCTCTACGCAGCCCGCACATAGCCGCGAGCAGCACGGGGACGAACACTCGGCTTGATCGCAGGTCGTCCAGCACAACGGCTGTCTGTGGTGCTGTATAGGCTTCCATAGAAGTTCTCTCGACCTTCGGTGGGCGAGTGAGCGCGACAGGGTTCTTCTTGAGCAAATCCCACTTGAGCGCTTGATCCATGGCAGTGAGCATGACGCGGCGGCAGTGGTGAACGGTACGCGGCGAAAGACCGCCTTTCCCGTTGCGCCGACCGCTCTCGAGCAATTGGCCCCAGGCAGAATCTATACGGGCCGCTGTCAGCTTGTTCATCGTCAGATGGCCAAGGAGCGGGGCCACGTTCTTCAGAAGCAACTCCTCATAGCGTTGGTGGGTCTTCGGAGAAACGTTCGCCTTCTCGTGCGCGAGCCAACGAATGAAATAGTCCCGTACGGTGGTCTTGGCTGGCTCGATGTAGCTTCCACCGTCGAGTTCGGCGATGAGACGCGCGCACTCGGTCTCGGCCTGGCGCTTCGTACCGTGAAATGTATGCCACTTGCGTCGGCGCTTCCCTGTCTCAGGGTCTGGTACGTCGAGTACGATGGCCCACTTTCCAGGTGACCGTTCCGTGATGTGACCTTTCATTCGCTTTCCTCTGTCTCAATGTTCGCGTCACCCTGCTTTTCAGCGATCTTGGAACGCTCCCAGAAATCGCGAGCTTCCGTCTTTGCGGCCTCCGCTTCAGCAATAAGACGATCCATCTCACCATCGTTGCTGAACATGGAAATTTCGCGTTGAAGTTGGAGGTCGCTGAGAACTGCGTCGGCGGTTGCTGACCGGATAAGCATGATGTTCAGGAAGGTTTCGATCAAAAGATCTCTCGCCTTCTCGATCGAGACCCTTGGGAGTTCGTCATCGGTAAAGAGATACTTGTACTTCTCTTCCACCTCCTGAGCCGTTTCGTAAGCCACTTTCAGGTGCTCCGAGAGGCCCGGGTATCCGCTATGCATGCGAATCCCGATTTGCAGAAGCCGACGAACAGCTTCCGACTTCGACCGAATTTTGTTTTCCCACGCCCAATCGTCGATCGCCTTCATCTCGGAAGGAGACATGAACATGTTGAACCGTTCGGTCTTCTGTTCGTCCGGTTTAGTGTCTTTTGGCATCGAACGTCCCTAAATTTCATATCCTACGTAACTTGCGCAAAAAGAAGTTGCAAGAAGGTTAATCCGTGTTATCAATTCCTACGTAGGTTGCGCATGTTCATAGGAGAAAACGATATGACGTTAGAAGAGGCTCTCTCGAAGCCAACAATCTCGGTGGTAGACGCTGGTTCGCTGTTCTTCGGCATCGGCCGGAACGCGGCATACGAAGCGGCGAGGCGAGGTGACTTTCAGACAATGAAGATCGGCGGGCGCGTCGTCGTCCCAGTTGTACCGCTTGCTGCAAAGCTCGGCCTCAAGACGTCGATCGGACGGGCTGCATGACAGCCGTCCAGAACGCAAAGGGCCCGGCCAGTGATCCCGCACTGCCGAGCCATGGTTCCAACATTCCCCACGAGGAAACGAAAATGAACGACCAAGTGAATAGCACGGGATCGACTGCAACGCCAGCCAACCGTGGCTTGAGGCTGCAACTGCTCGACATCGCCAATCACGTAGATCGCATGGAGGATCTGCTGAACACCCTGGAGATGGCGACAAACGCGATCGGCGATCGTCGACAGCGTAGTGCGATGGCAACAACATGTGACGTCCTGATGGCGCACTTCGAGGACCTGAAGGGCTTCATCGAGGATGCTCGGGGAGAACAGCCATGAGCCGGTCTTTATCCACTGCCCACGAGATCGTTGAGGACATTCGCAACGGCAGCGACTTCACCGTGAACCAGCAACTCGAGGCGCTCTTCAGCCGCTGTGCCGAGGCTGCTCGGCTAATCGATCCGTCTATCGACAATATCTGGGTTTGCCGCACCGGCGAGGATCTCAACCAGCCGTCGATGATCGTACTTGATCGCAAAGACAGCCCCTTCAAGCGGAGTGCAGGCGCATGACCAAAGTCACCGACGAACTGATCGACAGCATGTACGACGCCATCACGACTGCAAGCTTGTTTGCCGGCCGTTTATCGGACGGTGACGTGAGCAACCCCGAGGCATCCGAAATGTCATGGCTGTTGGGGAGCATGAGGCGACGCCTGGAAGCCGCGCTCATTGTTCTGGAGCAGATCCAGACCGAACAGCGTCGAAACCATCCTGAAGAGTGCCGCGACATACTTGAGCTCAGCGACCAGATACAGGCGCTGCAAGCCAAGTTCGAGCGCCGTCGCCGCGACGTGAACGAGGCTGCAGAATGACAGAGCAGATCGAGAAAGCCGCCATGTGGCTGTCCGAGCAGAAAGAACCCCCGCAGCAGGTCATCCACCTCTTGCGGGAGAAGTTCGGCATCACCCCGGTGCAGGCCGCCCAGGCTTGCACGCTGGCGAACCAGTACAGGACGAACCGGAGGGTATTCGGTTGACACATTTGCCGTGGATGCAAATCTATATTGGAGATGAGCTCGCGGAGACATCTGCGCTCAGCCCTGAGGAGTATGGCTGTCATATGCGGCTCCGGCTTCATCAATGGATGCATGGCGAGCTTCCCACGGATGAGGAGCGTCTTCGCCGCATATGTTCAGCCGAGCGTGAGCAGTGGCCGACAATCCGCGAGGCGTTGGCGCCACTCTTTGACTGGCAGTGGCATCACGTCAAAACGGCTGAACTGCGCCGCCAGTCAGAGGAGCTGCGACAGACGAAGGTCGAGAACGGCAAGAAAGGCGGACGCCCGCGGAAGCATCCTGAAAACCTAACGGAAACCGAAACGAAACCTACAGGTAAAGCTAACGGCAAAGCTGATGCAAAGCTAAACGAAACACAATCACCATCACCTTCAACATCACCATCACCTTCAGCGGCACACTCAACGTCAGCGGCACAGGCACCGCCACCGAAGGGGGCTTATGAGAAGATGGACGATAGTGATCTTATGCGTGGTTTCCCGGTTCCTGATAGCGTCGATGCGGGAACGCGCTTCCTCCAGAGCCGGGGTTGCCCACCGGAAGAAATGAAGCGTTGCCTCGGTATGCTCATGGATGGGCACCTTGCGCCGTTCGACATTGAACCGTGGGACACGAAAGCGAGGGCGACAGCATGAGACAGCTTGATCTGTTCGAATGGGCCGACTCGAAGCCGAGCAACGTACTGAACCTACTGCCGGCTCTGATCCACAAGGCGGCGATGGAAACGATCTACAACATCCCACGCCCCAAGGGCGGCGGCGATCCTATCCCGATGAAGCGAGGTGCAGCGTGAACGAGATCCGAAAAGAGGTCGAAGGACTCATGTCGAGATTGCGCGTCCTCCAGCGCAGAGAGAATCCATCACCCGAGTTGGTCGACCTTATCGAGCACTGCAATGCCAAGCTATATGAGCTTGCTAAGTTGCTGCCCGAGAACAACAACTTCGACCCTTACATGTATGGGACAGCCGACAACGGAGACACAGACGATGACATTTAAAGTCAGCACCTTGGAGGCAATATGAGCGACCAAGACCTTAGCGAAGAGCAGATGAAGGCGATGGCGAAGAAGCTCACCGAGCCTGACAAGAGCAGGTGGCCAACGGTTGAAGTTCGCAAGAAGCGGACCATTCCATCGGGCAAGCACCCTGTCTCTGTACGGCCAAAGAAAAAGGAAGAGGAATGAACCGTCCTGCTTTAACACCCGCTCGTCTCGACCAAATGCTGGAAGGCAAAGTTCGACCATCGGGAAATCCTTCGCGCATCATCTGGACGCTGCCAGCGATCGGCAGTCGGATCGGAGTTGGTGCCGACTTTGTTCGCGATACGCTCGCAAAGCAGCCGGGATCGCCGGTCAAAGAGATTGGTGGGCGGTTCTACGCTTTCGAGGAGGATCTTGTCAGTTTTCTACGTTTTAAAAACTGCGACAAATAATGCGACCGAGCTGATGCCCACGGCCAGCCAGGTCGCCCATGGCTTGTAGAACATTTCCATTTCAAGCGAACACTCTCGGCGAAGTAACATCTTACCCTTTTCGCTGAGATAGTGTTGCCCGTGGACAGTGGACCAGTCCCAGAACTCGGTTTTCTCCCTCTGACGAGTTGGGCGTTGGGGAAGTGGTACGCCCCAGTACCGAGCGCGTTCAACGGCTCGCTTGCTTTGAAGCTCATCAAGCTCCGCCTGGGTGAGGTCCCGTTCGCCGAAATGATCCCAGTACTGTTTCCTCGCCTCTTCAGAGCCCGCTTTAAAGCGGGTGGTCCGCTTCAAAGCCTCGAAACACTCATCCATGTACGCGAGATCGTGTCGCAACTGGATTATCTTGTAGCGATCTGCGTTCCAACGAGCAACGTTTGCAATAATCCCCATCGTACCTCCAATAACCGACAATTCCCCGCTCAAACCATTACGCCTAAGTGCCCTGCATCAGCCATAACTGATGCATGAAGCTGTGGCCCTTTACCAGATCAGAAGAGCTTGAAACACGTGACGCCGACGTCGCTGACGAGGAAGGTGTTCTCGCTGCCCTGTGGGGCGGGCATGCGTCTCCCGCTGCGCCGATCGCCGGTGCCTCCGCGCTCCGCGTCCCTGCTGTCGCCTCCGCCGTCCGAGTCATTTCTGAAGCCGCTGCATCGCTGCCGGTTCGGATCATGGAGCGGGCCGACGACGGCACCGAAACTGAAGACCTCAATCACCCGATAGGCCTGCTGCTCCGAGGCGACGTGAATCCGTGGACGTCAGGCTTCGAACTCATCCGCGACATGACCGCCGACGCCCTGACCCGAGACTGGGGCGGGCTCGCCTTCGTCAATCGTGTCGGCGACGAGGTGCGCGAAGTCATCCGCTACCAGCAGAGCATGATCTCGGTCGAGTATGACCCGAAGACCGCAGAACCGACCTATCGCATCGAAGGTGTTCGCCGGCGCGCTGCCGAGATCCTCCATATTCGTGGTCCCTTCGACAAGTCGCCGCTCACCCTGGCTGCCGAGGCCATTGGCGTTGCGAAGGTCATGGAGACACATGCCTCCAGCTTGTTCAATAACGGTGCGCGGCCAGGTGGCGTGATCCAGACGCCCAAAGCTATGGGGGACAACGGCGTCAAGAAGATGATCAAGGCTTGGCGCGCGGCCCACGACGGTGCCGGCAAAACAGGCAAGACAGCGATTCTCTGGGACGGCGCGACCTTCGCGCAGATGATGCTCAACAGCGTCGACAGCCAGTTCCTTGAGCTGCGCAAGTTCCAGATCCTCGAGATCTGCCGAGCATTCCGCATTCCGCCTTCCATGCTTTTTGAGATGGATCGTGCCACCTGGTCGAACATGGAGCAGGCCGGACGCGAGTTCCTGATTTACTGCCTTGAGCCGTGGCTCCGCATTCTTGAGACCGCGCTCGCTCGTGCACTCCTCACCAAGGAAGAGCGCAAGCGCTTCCGCATCCTGCTCGATCGCGACGACCTCACTCGCGCCGACCTCACAGCCCGCGCCACTGCGATCAGCAGCCTGATCAGCGCCAAGGTGCTCAACCCGAACGAAGCGCGCTCCTGGCTCGATCTTGCGCCCTACGAGGGCGGCAACGAATACGGCAATCCGCACATCACTCCGAATGAACCCGGTGTCGGCCACAACGGCGGGCCACCGATCGATGATGTCGTGCCCGAAGACAAGGAGCCACAGACAGATGACGCTTGAGGACATCATGGCCAACGTGGTCGACCAGGACCGCGGGCGGAAGCTCGAAATCCATGACCCTTTCGAGGGCAAGCCGACAGGCATGGTCATGTGGATCGCCGGCCCTGACAGCGCCACCCAGCGCCGTGCCCGCATCGAAATGATGGACGAGCTTGCGGAACGCTCCGAACCAGACGGAACGATCACCGGCGCGAGCCGGGAAACCGCTCGCATCAACTGCCTCGCCAAGTGCGTCCTTCGCTGGGAAGTCCAGCACGAGGGCACCGACCTGTCGTTCAGTCATAAGAACGTGGTCCGCGTCTTGAAAGCCGCTGACTGGCTTCAGGCCCAGGTTGACGGGTTTGCCGGTGACCGCAGCAACTTCAAGCCGGAGTCCGAATGATGGATCATCTTGACCTCGCACTCCGCTTCGAAGCCCCCACCGACGCTGGCGAGTTCTCCGGCTACGCCGTCATCTGGGGCGAGCGCAACGGCCATAACGAGATCGTCAAGCGTGGCGCCTTCAGAGCTTCGCTCGATCAGCACCGCGCCGCCGGCACCAAGCCCGTCATGCTCTGGTCCCATGATCCGCGTGACATCATCGGCGTATGGACCGAGACCCGCGAGGACGAGAAGGGGCTATTCGTTCGCGGCCAAATCATCACCAGCACCACCCGGGGCCGGGAGGCCTACGAGTTGCTGAAGGCAGGCGCTTTGAACGGTCTCTCGATCGGCTTCCGCGTCATCAAGGGTGGCGAGACCCGCCAAGCCGGCACTCGCATCCTGACCGGGATCGACGTTCGCGAAATCTCCCTCGTGGGCATGCCTTCTGCCGGCAGCGCCCGGATCACCTCAGTTCGCAGTCACGGCCGCCCTGTCGAGAGCGCAGCGGCCTTCATCGAAGCATGCCGGAAGGCGAAATGCGCTCTCGCATTCAAAGGAAAGAAAGCATGACGAAACTTGCACTCGCTTGTGCGGCCGCAAGCCTGATGGCCCATGGTCCGCTCGAAACCCGCGCCGAGCCGGATGACGTCGACCCGCTGGCAGCAGCGACCGCCGCCGTCGACGAGCTGCGCACTGGCTTTACCGATTACCGCACCGGTGCCGAAACGACGATCACGGAACTCCGGGCATCGATCGCGGATCTCGAAACCCGCATGAACCGTCCTCACGATCCGAACGGCAACCGCCCGGTCGAAGTCACGATCGAGCGCCGGGCTTTTTCAAACTTCCTCCGCCTCGGTACACACGAAAACCGCATGGATGCCGAAGAGGTCCGCGCTCTTATCGTCGGCGACGACACGAAGGGCGGTTATCTGGCTCCGGCAGAGTTTCAGGCTGAGGTCATTCGCGGCATCGTCGAAATCTCCCCGATCCGTCAGGCCGTCCGTGTCGGCTCTACCTCTGCCGGCTCTGTCATCCTGCCGAAGCTCACGGGCCGCCCCACGGCCACATGGGTGGGCGAGGATGAGGAGCGCGACGAAACCACGATGACCTATGGTCAGATCGAGATCCCGATCCATGAGCTGGCCTGCTACATCGACGTGTCGCTCCGCCTCCTGGAAGACTCGGCTATCAACGTCGATAGCGAAATCGCCTCCGAGCTTTCGCAGGAGTTCGCTCTGAAGGAAGGCTCCGCATTTTCGAACGGTGACGGCGCGAAGAAGCCGGTCGGCATCCAGCGCATCGGAGGTGTCGCCGAGATCGTCAATGGCCACGCCTCCAATCTGAACGCCGATAAGCTGATTGGCCTGATGTACTCGCTTCCGGCCCAGTACCGCAACAACGGCTCCTGGCTGATGAATGGGACCACGCTCGGCATCGTCCGGACGCTGAAGGACACCAACGGCAACTACATTTGGCAGCCCGGCCTTCAGGCTGGCCAGCCGTCCACGTTGCTCGGCCGCCCGGTCATCGAGGACCTGACGATGCCAGATCCAGCGAACGGCACGTTCCCGATCATGTACGGCGATTTCAGCAAGGCCTACCGGATCTATGACCGCGTCGGCATGAGCATCCTTCGCGACCCTTACACCCAGGCAACGAAGGGCATGGTTCGCTTCCACGCTCGCCGTCGTGTCGGTGGTGGCCCGGTCCTCACCGAAGCACTCCGCAAACTCAAGATGGGCACGTCCTAAAGGAGAAACGCCTATGCGTGATATCGTTCACAATCTCAGCGTCGTGCAGTGCGTTGCGCCGTCCGACATTGCCGCCAACACCAACGGCACCTCCGTTGACCTGCTCGGCTTCGACAGCGTGGCCTTTGTGGTCACGTCCGGCGCCCGCACCGCATCCGGTGCATTCACGCTCAAGCTTCAGGAGTCCGACGACAACGCGACGTTTACCGACGTGGACACCGACCACTACCAAGCCCCTGTCTTGGGTAATTTGGCAGCGGACAGCACCGCGAAGGTCGGTTATCGCGGTTTCAAGCGCTACGTTCGCCCGGTCCTGACCAAGGGTAGCGGCACCTCGATGTTTGCAAGCGTCATCGCCCTCAAGGGCGGCGCAGTAGATAAGCCGGTAGCCTGATGCCAAAGCGCGCGCCATCCATTCGGTCATGCGGTTGTGTCGTTCCTGATGGGGAACGCTGCCGCCACATGACCGCATCGGATGCGCAGCGCAAGGCAGCCTTCGACAAGAAACGCCCCGCTGCTCGGCAGCGTGGTTATGACTCGGAATGGAGCAAGGCAGCGAAAGCATTCCTCGCGGAACCCGGCAACGACCTTTGCAGATGCGGCTCTCATGCCGTCGTCGTCATGCATGTGCAGTCCATAAGCACTGCACCTCATCTCCGAATGGACCGCAGGAATTGGCGCCCTGGATGTCAGCGCTGCAATCAACTCGACGCCGCCAAAGAGCGGCTTTCAAGGAAAGGGTAAGACATGGGCCTCTATGCAACCGCAGGCGCCAAAATCTACATCGGCATTGTGAAGGACCAGAAAGGTCTGGATTTCATCCGCACCGACTTCTCCCTCGCCACCGCTGTGACCTGGAAGCAGATCAAGCACCTTGAGGCGATGGGATCTCTGGGTGACTCGTCCGAAGCCATCACCTTCAACGCGATCGATGCGAACCGGACAAGCACGATCAAGGGCATTCGCTCGGCAGGCACTATGGAGCTTGTCGCTGGTATAGACTACGCGGATGCCGGCCAGCAAGCGCTGATCGCCGCTGAGACAACCATCTTCGACTACGAGTTCCGGCTTGTTCTGAACGATGCACCCGCAGGCGGAACGCCTTCGGAGCGGTACTTCATCGCCAAGGTGATGACCCAGTCTGAACAGTACGACCAGGCCAACAGCGTCATGAAGCTTAACGCTTCGCTTGGCGTGAACAGCAACGTCGTCCGTGTCGACGCGAAGGTCTCGTGATGTCGGACCGGAGAGAGCGGCCATTCCCAGGAGGCACCGAGCTAAGCCCGGAGCTGACGCAGCAGACTGTCCGCTCTCTCCTAGACGCCATACGGAATGAAGACCCCGAACGTGTCGCCGACGCTCTGAAGCTGATGTTCTATACGTGTGCGTGGCGTCAAGCGTTTCTCGCAATCCGCAAGGAAGCCAAACCCTCTGATCAATTCCGGTCAGACATGCGCGGGGTTTGGGCTAGGCGAGTTGCCCTGATCAGGAACGGTGTCGGAGACGACCTGCTCGTGGCTGACTGCGCACGCAAGTTGCTGACGCCCTACGATGGCGAAGACATGATCCTCTACCGTGGAGAGTCCTTCAATAACCGCTGCACCAGGACATACGGGTTGTGCTGGTCATCCAGTGAAGCATGCGCGCGGCTTTACGCGGAGAACTCGAAGCGCTGTTCTTCGCGAGGCTCGGTGCTGCTAAAGGCACAGGTGCCGAAAGAGGCCATCATCTCGCACATCGGTGCGGTCTCAAAGTTCCCTCGTGAGGAAGAATACGTGGTCGATCGGAGGCAGTTGACTCCATCACTGGTCGAGGTCATCGCCCGCCTTCACGTGCGTGAGCCACATACCCCGGGGGTGGTCTCGAACTTCAAACCGCTCTCAGGGACCGGCGCGGGGTCCACTCTGCGAAAATCTTTCGATTTGGCTCAAGATTTGTGAACGACAGGAAAGTAGGTGTTCAATGGTAGTTGACGTAGCAATCCTGAAGCAGCAGCTCAACCTCACTGAGGATCTCGGCACCGACGATGATGTCCTGCTCGGACGCAAGCCCGCAGCAGCGCAGGACCATATCGAGCGCCTGCTCGGGTTCAAGATCGAGACGACCTATCCAGATGCCGTGCCGCCCGCTCTCGTTGAGGCGGTGCTGCAGTTGGCCGCTCACTGGTACGAAAACCGCGAGGCTTCGCTCGTGGGTGTGGGTGTGACGCCCATACCTTTCGGCGTTGAGGCCATCGTGGCTGAATATCGGGAGTATTCCTTTGACGGATGATGGTGGTCTTTCCAGATTTCAGAACCGCATGCGCGCCATACCGGCCGCTGCCCGCGAGGCTGTGAAGCCTGCACTGCTCAAGAGCGCGAACGAAGTGGCTGATATGCAGCGCCGCTTGGCGCCGGAAGACACTGGCGAGTTGCGGGAAAGCATCCACGTCACGGCACCCGGGCAATCCACGCCGCCGTATTCGCAACCAGGGGGAAGCCGCGTTGCTGGCGAGCTAGAAGCGATCGTGACAGCTGGCGACCATACCGTTCGCTATGCGCATCTTGTCGAGCACGGCACCACCAAAGCACCCGCCCAGCCATTCTTTTGGCCGGGCTTCCGCCTCACTCGAAAGCGGGCAGCGACACGCATCAAGGGCGCTGTCAGTCGCGCCGTCAAGAAGAACTGGGGTGGCAAATGACGACCAAGGATATCGCTATCATAATCGTTTCAATCCTGGCCTTAGAGGCTGTCTATGTCGGCGCCTATGCACTTGGAGAGCCCCGCGTGACGTGGCTTGTTGGGCTGTTCGGAGGTGGTCATGACACCTGAGACCGCTCTGCAGAATGCCGTTCGCGCGACACTGGTAGGGGCACCCGCAGTCGTTTCCCTCGTTCCGCGGGCATCGGTTCTAGATCGCAACGAGCGCCCGAACCCGTCGCCGTCGATCATTATCGGAGAAGGCCAGAGCATAGACGAGGGCAACAGCATCAGCCGTAGCCTGACGCGCGTCTATCTCGACCTGCACGTCTGGAAGAAAGAGCCAAGCACGGCCGGAGTGAAGGCCATTTCCGGAGCTATCCGGACAGCGATCAAAACTTCCCGACTGGAAGAATTGGAGGGCTTCCACATCGCTGACTGCTACGTCCAAAACACGCGCTTCCTTCGCGATCCTGATGGCGAGACCTCGCACGCGGTTGTCACCGTCAACGCTCTTGTGCAGGAAATTGTCTGATGCGCGCCGGGAAGATGGACCGCACCATTTCAATTCAGGGCTTCACGAACACCGTGGACGACTTCGGCACGCCCGTCGAGACGTGGACCGACAGGGCGACTTTACGGGCGCAACTCATCCAGAGCAGCACCGAGGAGTTCATCCAAGCCTACGGAGCGAGCGACGAAACCGTGATCATCTTCCGCACCCGGTGGATCGGTGGCGTCACAAATGCCGACCGCATCCAGTACGAGGGCAGTGCCTTCAACATCAAAGAGACGAAGGAGATCGGCCGTCGCAAGGGGCTGGAGCTTCGCGTTGTGAGGGCAGCATGAGGATTTTTCCCCAGCCTAATCAAGATGCAAATTTGCACGCTGACCCGAATAGGCAAATTTGCCCGTTCGGGAGGCAAGAGGCAAATTTGCCCGTTGCCAACTTCCGCCCAATCGCGCGGAAGTCGCGAGGTGCCACATGAGCAGCAAGAGCACCCGTGGAGCAAAGGCGACCTTGAAGGCGATCGACGGCGGGCTGAAGGGCGTGCCGAAGGCTCCAGACCACCTCCCGGCGGAACTGGTTTCGGAGTGGAACCAGATTGCCGCCGAAATGGTGCAGCGTCAGATCCTCACCGCCTCGATGACCGGCCTGCTCGAATCCTATCTCATTGCCATCTGGACGGTGCGCGAATGCCAGAAGGCGATCGAGGAGCACGGCATCCTCACCAAGACCGCCCATGGCAACCTGAAGCCGAACCCCGCGTCCGGCCTGATGTCCAAGGCGCAAGAGGCGGTCGCCCGCATGTCGGCAGAGCTTGGCCTGACACCAGCCGCACGATCGAAGCAGGGATTCGGCGGTGGCGAAAAGCCCAAAGCAGGAGGCGCACCCGTTGGCCTCAACGTTTAAGGCGACACGCCCGGAGTGGATCTTCGACGGCAGCGAGATCGATGACCCGTTCGGCAAGGGTGAGCAGGCCGTGCAGTTCTTGCGCGCTCTCAATCATCCGAAGAGCGAAGACGGCAAGTTCGATCTCCCGTTGTTCTGGGAGCGGATCGTTCGGCGCATCTATGGCCCATCCTTTCCAGATGGTCGCCGGCAGGTGAAGACCGTCTTCATCATGCTCCCGCGTGGCGCCCGTAAGACTACCATGGGCGCTGGCCTCGCATTGCTCCACACGGTGGGCTACGAGCGCGTTCCATCCGGTCAGGTGTTCGTGGCCGGCTCGGCAGAGGAAGACGCGCGTATCGCTTACGACGAGGCCGTGAGCATCGTTGACGAGACCGAATGGCTTCAGGAGAAGATGAAGCCGACCGAGAGCACGTTCGTTCTTGAGCATCGCTTGAGCAAGGCCAAGTTCAGAGCGCTGGCATCAGCCAAAAAGGGCAAGCTCGGCAAGACCGCAAACTTCGTCCTCGCTGACGAGCTGATCAACTGGGAGGGCGAGATTGCCCGGTCCATGTGGGCCGCGCTGCGCACATCGCTGAACAAGACGACAGGCTCTCTGCTGATCATCATCACCCAGGCAGGCCGCGGGCAAGAGAACCTTGCCTATGAGCGCCTGAAGTATGCCCGCAAGGTGCAGTCCGGTGAGATCGAAGACCCGCGCTTCCTGCCCGTCATATTCGAAACCGAGCACGATGCCGACTGGCAGGACGAGGATCTATGGCACTTCGTCAATCCCGGCCTTGCCGATGGCTACCCTGACATCGACGGCCTGCGCTCTATGGCGCACGAGGCCAAGGAGCAGCCCGCAGAGCGCGATAACTTCCGGCAGTATCATCTCAACACCTGGCTGGATTACAGCGCGTCTCCGTTCGTCTCCATGCCGGTCTACGACGAGGGCGGCAAATCCAAAACGCTTTTGAATTTGGAAGACTTCGAAGCCGACCAGACGCCCTGCTATCTCGGGGTCGACCTTTCCAGCACCAGCGACTTGACCGCTGTCGTTGCTGCCTGGGGGGACCGTGAGAGCGGTTATGTCGTCCACCCGTGGTTCTTCCTTCCGAAGGATAACATCCACCGCAAGGCTGGGCAGGACGGCGTGAATTACATGGTCTGGGAGGAGCAAGGTCTCATCACCCTGACAGAGGGCAACGTGGTGGATTTCCACGCTGTTGAGGCCGCGATCGAGGAGCTGTGCGCACGGTTCAATGTCCGTGAGATCGCATTCGATCCGGCACTTGCCCGCAACAGCATCAGCAACCTGCTCGACAAGGGGCTCCCGGTGGTCGAGTTCCGACAGGGTTGGGTCTCAATGTCTCCCGCTATAAACGAACTTGAGCGCGCAATCCTCTCCCGCCACTTCGTCCACGGCGGCCATCCGATCCTCCGCTGGCATTTCGACAACATCGCGATCCGGACCGACACGGCCGGCAATCGCAGTTTCCATAAGGGCAAGAGCAAGGACCGCATCGACGGCGCCGTTGCGACTGCCATGGCCGTCGCCCGGTGTGCCGCGGGTGAAACAAACATCTCGTCCTACGACACCTTCGAGGGCGATATCGAAGAATGGGGTTTTGCCTGATGCCAGTGAATGATGAAGAACGTCTCGTCGTCGCTATCGAGGCGAGGATCGCGCAGTTCGAAAAGAACATGCTCAAAGCCGAGCGAACCGGCACGCAGTCCTTCCAGGGGCTCAGGCGTGGATCTGCATCTGCAACTCGCCAGATGGAACAGGACATGGTCCGTTCGACGACACGGATCAACCAAGCACTGGCAACCGTCAGTTCGAAGATTGGTGAGTTCGGGAAGGCAGGGATTGGCGGCCTCGTGGGCGGCCTTGCCGCGGGCGGTATTGCGGGGATCGTCTCACAGGTACATGACGTTGCTCGTGCCGTAGCGGAGGTAGGCGACCAGGCGAAGATCGCCGGCGTCAACGTGCAGGACTTTCTTGAGCTGAAGTTCGTCGCAGAGCAAAACCGTATCGGCGTCGATGCCTTGACCGACGGTCTGAAGGAGATGAACCTTCGCGCTGACGAGTTCATACAGACAGGCAAGGGGTCGGCCGCCGAAGCTTTTCAGAGGCTGGGCCTAAGTGCGGATGCGCTGCGCCAGAAACTGAAAGACCCGTCTGCTCTGTTTACCGAAATCATCGGCAAGCTAGGCGAGTTGGATCGCGCCGCACAAATTCGTATCTCCGACGAAGTGTTCGGGGGGACCGGGGGCGAGGTCTTCGTAAAGCTTATTGGGCAGGGTGAGAAAGGCATCCGAGACACGATCAAGGCCGGAAACGATCTTGGTGCTATCATGGATGAGCAACTCATTGAGAAGGCTGCCGAGGTTGATCGACGGTTCAACCTGATCGCCACGACGGTAAGCACGGGACTGAAGTCCGCAATTGTAGACGCCGCGTCTGCCATGCAGGGCTTCCTTGATAAATATCAGGAGTTCCAGAACCGCCGAAACCTTGCGGAGGCTGCGGCTGAGATTGGCGGCATGGTCAACGGCGTCGATCCTGTTAAGCCGAAACCGGGGAAGCCTGCAGATCCGAAAGGTGATCGTCTTCCCTCTGCTACAGACATCATGAGGCAGAAGCTTATCGAGCAGCGTCTTGCTGATGCGTTCGACTCGCCTCTTGGTACGCCGCCGACAGCCGCGAATGCGAAGTCCTCCGCAACAGAGGATCGCGCAAAGCGGGAGCGTGAGGCTGTCACGGAACTGATCGCGGAGCTTGAGGAAGAGCTTCGCCTCGTGAACGCGTCCGACGCCGCCAAGCGGGCATCAGCTGCTTCGAGGCAGGCGGGAGCAGCTGCCACGGAAGCCGAGCGTGAGAAGGTCGTCGCCCTCACGGAAGCTATCCACCAGGAGGAAGAAGCCCGACGCCGTAGCGAGGAGCAGATGCTGATGTATCGCGATCTCACAAAGGCAGGGCTGGACGATGTCTGGTCGGGGATCGAACAGAACAAATCGGCCTTCGAGATCATGGCGGATGTCGCAGTCAACAGCTTGAAGCGGATCGCGGACACGTTGCTCGACGATGTTCTGGATAGTCTCTTCCAGGTCAGTAAGGCGGCAGGCGGAGGGGGCGGCGGTAGCCTGCTCGGTAGCTTATTCAGCGGCCTAACAGGCGGAGGGAGCGATTTCGCAAAGCTGCCAGCGATCGGCCCGGTCCCGGGGGTCAAGCCCCAGAGCTTCGCCGGCGGCGGCTACACAGGCTCAGCCAGCCGCAGCGGAGGGCTGGACGGGCAGGGTGGTTTCATGGCGCTGCTGCATCCGCGGGAGACTGTCGTTGACCATACCAAGCCCGCCACGTCCAACATCGCTGGCAGCCAATCGGTGGTTCGGATCTCGCTTTCACCGGAGCTACTCGCGCAGGTCCTTCAGAGGGCTGAAGGTCAGGCGATAGAGATCGTGAAGGAGAACAACAAAGCGAATGCCGAGCTCTACTCGAACGGGAGCCCACGCTGATGAAGCTGCAGAAGCTCATGTGCGAGTATCTTCGCTGCCAGGTGCAGGGTGTTCGTACGACACGAATACCTTCGGACGTGCATGACACACATACCCTGCAAGGTGTTGCCATGATGGCAATACCTGCCGGGGGTGACCTCCTCTGGCAGTGGTTCGTCGACTTGAACAGCAAGCGCACGTATCACCAAGCCGGCCCAAACCCGATCAGCGACAGCGAAATCCTGTCCTACAGGCAGGTTATGCGTTGGCCCATCGAGCCGAGGCACGCGGTCATCCTCAGGGCGATGGACGGCGTCTGGCTTGAACTTGCGAATAGGAAGCCGAATGACGCTCCTGCTGGCGCTACCAAGCTGCCGCCAATCTCCGGCCACGCGATGACGGCCGGCATGTTCGACGCAATATTCGGGTGATGCCATGGTGTACCTAGACGGTTATCTCAAAGCGCGGAACGACAGGCTGTTGAAGGGGCGCCGAAAGTCTTCGAACCAGATCATCAAGGGCGAGAAGCGCCGGCATGTGATCGACGAGGTCATTGACGTTCTCAAGGATTGGCGCCTCAGCAAGTTCGAGAACGAGGCGCCGATCCGTCACGGCCTCCGGGCTGCATTGTGCCTAGACGGGCACCGTTGGTCCCTGGCTGATATTGAAGCCGACATGGTTATTCAGGAGGGCTTGAACACGATCGGCGCCAAGCGTCCATCGTGGGACGAAGGCCAGTGGCACTACACCGTGTCGCCCGATCAGTGTGTATGGTGCCAGGGACCGATCGACGCGGAGGATGAGGCCCGAGGGTTTCGATTCTGCTCTGCGGTTTGCGCCAAGAGTGCGGACGAACATCGCGCCTATCGGACGAAGCGTGCCTTCGACAGCGCTGCGAAGAACGCCTACGTGATCATCAAGACGGACGAGGCGCCGCTTATCGCCTGCCACCACTGTGCGAAGCCGTTCAAGCGGAAGGGAGCGCAATACGACAGTAATCTCACCCTTGGCAGGTTCAAGTTCTGTTCGGTGAGGTGTGCTGACAAGTCGCGGCGCGTTTATGCAGATCGAGCATGCGCCGTGTGCGAGAAGACGTTTCGCCCTCAGAAGGAAAGACAGTTCTGCTGTTCCGCGGCATGTGCACATAAGCAAAAGGTGAAGCCGGCAAACCGCCAATGCCTCTGCTGCGGCACCTCGTTCCGATCGTATCGGCTGGATAGCAAGCCGTCTGCGAATGTGTTCTGCAGCAAACCTTGCGCCGATCGGTATGGCCGGCGGGCAACGATACCCCGCGAATGCCTTTGGTGCGGAACGGACTACCGGGCCAAATCGTCGAAGAGCCGATGCTGCTCCGCCGCGTGCACCAACAAGGTCGTGAAGTTTCACAATGGTACATGGAAGCCGAAGGTTCTATCGGCGCCATTGCTAGACCTCGTTTGTCGAGAGGCCGGCATTCGAGTGACCGCCAGTTCGATGGTCATCTACCTCACTGCCGAGGTCTTCGACGGGTGGTTCAAAAGGGCGGCTTAGAGGCGCGGGAGCTTCGGGATTTTGGCAGACATCGCATCGATCGCCACGGCTTTTCTCTGTTCCCTCTCGCGCAGCCACCGCACGTCCTTTGCAAGCTGGGCTACTTCCTGGCGAAGCGCGTGGATCTCCGCGAGAACTGTTTCGTTTTCAGTAGTCATAACGATCACTCCATTTCGAAATAAGAGACGCATCTTGTCGTACACCGACGTTAAGGTGCTCGTCGGTCAATCATAGCTTGGAAAAGCTCGGCCTGCTTTTCGGACGCGACCTTCACGCCCTGAACCTTCGTGATCAGCGCGCCGATGCCGATTGCAAGCGTGCCCATACCGAATGAGATCGCGCCGAGAATTTCGTGAATGGCCGACTTCGCCGATAGGGCGGCAAGGACCCCGCCGAACATTTCCAGACCACCTACGCAAACTAAAAATGCAACCATGATTCCCCCCATACAACCGGCTGAGCCTGACAGAGCCTGAACCTTCTGGCAATCCCGCGGAACATGGCAAGAACAGGTTGCTACCAATTTGCTACCCAACCTGGTAGCACGACATGGGACAGGTCGGCACGGGTAAGGATTCAGACCGGCGAAAGGCGTTACGGGGCAGGGGATAGAGGTATGAAGAAGGACGATGGAAGACGCCGTGAACCGAATTTCAAGACCGGTTCCTTAAACCACTCGGACACTCTTCCTCGCTGTCAGGCTTTATAATCGCAGAACTGCCGTCGTCAACTGGAGATGCGCTTCGATTGCTGCATTGGTACCCTAGTCTTTGCGGGGGAAGGCGGCAATCAAAGTATTAATAGAATATTACTTTAAGTATCCGTTAACCATACTGGATACAATTTTAATTACTCAACAGTTTTCGTTCGCATTTTTGCCACGAAAAAAGCAAATCTAGGCATCCATCAAAGACGGGGCCGAACGGGTCTCGCTTGGTTCATTGATCGGAACGACGAATCGATCTTCGAGGCTCAAGCGCTCGTTGTGGCAAGAAATTATGGGGCGGACAGGTTTTGCGTTTGAGTGGCGGTATTGTTTCGCTAAGTGCGAAGTGGCTTGGCATGACGGTGGTTTTCGCGGCGATGGCATCCTGTGCCACGACAAAGCCGACGCCTGAACCTGCGCAGAAGCAGGTGCGCAGCAAGGAATACTTCTCCGAGAAGGAGTATGGCGTCAAAGCCAGTCCGCGCGTCGTCAAGGACGGACAGCCGGTGCCGAAAGGCGGCGGTCGCTTTATGGTCGGCCAGCCTTACCAGGTGAGGGGCAAGACCTACGTTCCCAAGGAAGATCCGCAGTATAACAAGAGTGGTCTCGCATCGTGGTATGGTTCGGCCTTCCATGGCCGTTATACCGCCAATGGCGAGGTCTATGATTCTGCCAGCCTCACGGCAGCCCATCCGACGTTTCCGCTGCCAAGCTATGCCCGCGTCACCAATGTCGAAAACGGCTCGTCGGTCATCGTGCGCGTCAACGACCGCGGCCCGTATCACGCCGGCCGCATCCTCGACGTGTCCAGCAAGACGGCCGAGCTCCTCGATATGAAGCGTTCGGGCACTGCCAAGGTCAATGTCCAGTATGTCGGCCGCGCACGCATGGACGGCGAAGATACTCCGTTCCTGATGGCGTCCTACATCCGCAAGGGCGATCGACTGCCGTCCTTCAATCCGGGTGGCGGTCAGAGTTCGAGCGGCGTGATGGTCGCGTCGAACCAGCCATTGCGTGACCAGATGCAGAGCTTCGGTTCGTCCGTACCGACGCCTGCCGCCTATCCGAGCCGTGCGCAGAGCAACGCATCCTCGAAGAGGGGCTTCCAGCAGGCCGAGCAGTATGCGGCGTCGCCGCGCCCGGTCGAGCGTTCGACGGCTGAGACGGTTCGTGCCCAGGCACCGCAGCGACAGGTCGCGGCAGTTGCGCCAAAGCCGGCACCAGTTCAGGCTCCGACCCAGAAGGCGATCGCAGCTCCGGCTCAGCAGCAGGTTGCAAGCCAGCAGCGTTACGTTCAGCCAGTCGCTCCGGCGCGGGCAGAACAGCAGATCCGCCCGGTCGCAAATCGGGCGCAGCAGGCCTGGACCTCCGAAACTGCCTATGTCGAGCCGCCTAAGGGCCACAAGCAGCAGGTCATGTTCGGCAACGTCCTGCTGCAGGACTAA